CGCCACAATTCGGGTCTGAACGTCCTCGCCGCGAAGCAAGCCCTCGACATGACGAATCAGGACATGCGGTCGGCGCATGGTGACCTAGGCCAGCAGATCAATCTCCTGCGCCTCAAGATGGCGGTGGATCAGAACGAGTTTAACAATCTGATCAAGGGGCTGGGGATCAATCTCCGCCTGAAGACCTACGAGCGCGGGGAATTGGTACCGCCGCCGAAGACCCCGGAGGAACGCGCGGCGCATTGGGACGTCGGGGAGAAATGGATCGCGGATCCTGATCATCCCAATTTCGGGCGGTGGACCAAGGTCGGTGGCGATGGCGGCGCGGCAGCGCCCCCAGCACGTGGCGCGCAACCCAATGTCGCCATGAAGCCCCCGGCGCCGGGGAGTCCGCTGGGCAACGAGATGGGTGTCAAGCCATCAGGCGCCGGTGGAGCTGGCGGCACGGCGGGCGGTGGGGGCGGCGGCACCACGGACTCAGGCGCTGATCTCACGACGGAGCAGTTGAACGCACGGAAGGCCGCGGACGCCGCGAGAGCCGAAGCTGCGAAGGCCAATGCCCTCCAGTTGAACGAGGTGCAGAACAGCGGCGCCGGCATCATCAAGTGGCTCCAAGCACCCGACTACAACCGGGCGATCAACAACGTGCTCCCATCCAAGGAGACGAGTCGGCAGACCGCTGGAGTGGCGCAGGCAGCCAACCCATGGGTGATGTCGCTACGCGGCGCGGTGGGCGATCAACAGACTCAAGATGACGTGGCCTACATCAAGAACGGGCTCACGAAGATCGTCCCGGCGATCAAGTCGCTGGCGGCTGGGTCGAAGGGGCTCCGGATCAACATTCCGGAGATCGAACTCATCGGGAAGGATTGGAAGCGCCTCGCCGCCGGCAAGATGAACCGCGAGGAAGCGGCGGCCTTCAAGCGGACGTTCATCAAGGTCTACAACCAAGTGGTCACCGGTCTGGGTGGGCAAGCGGTCCCGGACGAATCCAGCGAGAGCCAGACGAAGACGCCGGCCAACACGCCCGCGGGCACGGTGACGTCCTCGAGCGTCCCCGGCGGAGGCGGAGGCTTGCCCAAGAGCGGCACCACGAGCGGCGGGATCCAGTACCGCGTCCTGCCGTGATCCATGCCCACCGTCGAGCTCACGATCAACGGCCAGACCAAGCGCGTTGAGGTGGGCGACGGTGCCACGCCGGCCGACATCGACGAGATCGCGAAGAGCCTGAGCGGCGGCGGCGAGCCTGCAGCGGCACCGGCACCCTCGACTGAGCCGGAGAACGCGCCGACGGCCCTCGGTCGTGCCCAGCAGCAGGTCGAACACATCGGGCGGAGTTACATCGAAGCCGGGCGCCGGATCGGCTCCGAGATGTTCCCGAACTGGATCAGCGCCCCGGAAGGCACGCCCGACCCGAAAGATCGGACGATGCTGTCGCGGCTGGGTGACCTCGCGCTCGTCACCTCGCCCGTGGTCGCTCCGGAGTTGATGCTTGCCGGATCGGGGATGAGTGTCGCCTCGCGGGCGCTCGGCGCCCCGCAGTGGCTCTCCGATGCCCTAGGTGTCGGCACGGAACTCCTGACCGGTGGCGTGCAGACCGTCGGTGCCGTGAAGAAGGCGATCCAAGCCCCGGGGAAAGCCGCGGAGGCGGCGCAGGCTGCCACGAAGGCTGCGGAGGCGGCACGCACCGGGCAAGCCGTCGAGAACGTGGCGGCCGGCGTCGGGGAAGCGGCTGCGGCGCGGGAAGCTGTCCACGGAACCGCCGCCGCCGAAGGTGCCGCGGGGATCTCCGACGCTGCCGCGACGAGGAAAGCCGCAGAGGACATCGAGAAGCTCCAGACGGCGACGCCCCGAGAGGCGGGCACCACGATCCGCGAGGCATATCCCCCCGCAGAGGCGGCACGCCGGAGCGCGTTCCAAGAGGGCACCTACGACAAGATCGCCGCCTACGCCAAGGCGAAAGGCCTCGCGGCGACGAACCAGAACGCGGTGGGGCAGACGCTCGCGAAGAGTCTGGAGACGGCTGAAGACGAATGGGGCGATCTCGCGCGGACGGCTGAAAGCAAGCAGGTGAAAGCCATCCAGGAGCAACTCAAGAGCGGCGCCCCCGTGGAGTGGGAGGATCTGGACAAGGCGGAGAAGGCGCTCCAGCGCATCAACGGACCTTCGTCTGTTCGGAAAGCGATCGCAGACGCGAAGAAGGGACTCCTTGAGGGCACACCTGCGGCGAAGGCACTTGAGAGCGCCAACCAGCAATGGCGCCTCGCCATCCGACCCGCAAAGGACCTCGCGGCGACGATCGACAACGCGGAGTCGCCTGTCCAAGCGTTCCAGAAAGTGGTCGGGAGCGGAAAGGATCCGCACCGACTCGAGTTTGTCCGGAAGGTGCTCGTCACCGGCGGGCAGCCCGAAAAGTGGTCGAATGTCGTCGGCGGCTTCTTCACCGATCTGGCGCAGCGGGCAAAGGGCGATCCGCTCAAGATGGCGAAGCTCTGGGAGACGGTGCGCCCGGAGGTTCGTGCCATCATCGATCCGAATGGCGTCGCCACGGAGGCGTTCACCAATCTGACCAAGGCAGGGGGCCGCGAGGTGGCGCCGGTCTCCTTGGCGGAACCGGCGTTGCGGTCACTCCCGGAGGTGCCGCAGACGCCCGCACCGCCAGCAGGGAGCAGGTTCAAGCAGGTTGCACAGGGGGGCGCCTACGCCTTCGGGGTCGGGCGAGCGGCCCAGAAGTTCTATCACGGGGACTGGTGGGGTGGACTGAAGGATCTGGGTATAGGTGCCGCGCTCGCGAATCCGCAGATCGCTGCCAGCGCAGCCGTTCCGCTCGCCCGCACGGGTGCCGCCGTCGTGGGGAGTCCTGGCGGGCAGGAGGCGATCAAAGCCTACGACAAATTCCTGACGCAGCCCTCCGAGATGGAGCAATCGGGCACCAGTTCTGAAGCCCCACCCGCTCCATCGAATGCCGCACCGGCTCCGCCGTCGGCCGCCCCACCAGCTGAGCGAATCGTCCCTGGTGGCCAGGAGGCCACGCGCAAAGACCTACAGGGACGCGTCGCGGCGGGCCACATCACGCAGCGGCAAATGGACGACGAGATGGAGCGCACCTACGGACCGGACTGGAGAACCGCGCAACCGAACACCTCATCCGGTCCCGCTCCCACGGCGTTCAATGCGACCGACTATGACGCGGCACGCAAGAGCGTCGCCAGAGTCGTCGGCGTCCCGGAAAACCTGATGCGTGCGGTCCAAGACCAGGAGTCAGCCGGTGATCCGCGAGCCGTGAGCTACAAGGGCGCACGCGGACTCATGCAGCTCATGCCCGACACCTTCCGCGAGTACGCGAGTCGTGTGGAAGCCATCACAGGGCGCCCTGCCAACATTGACGATCCGCTGGACAACTTGGTCGCCGGTGCCCTGCATCTGCGGGACGATCTCAACGCCACGAGCGGCAGCGTGCGCGGCACGGCGGAACGCTATTTCGGTGGTCCCGATCCCCGCCTGTACGGACCGAAGACGGCTCAGTACGGGAGCGACATCCTGCGGCGGTACACACGCCTTGAGATGCGCGGATGACGGGGTCGCCCCCGCCGCAGCAACCGCCCACCATCGTCGTGCCTGGCACGGGGTGGGTCGATATCGCCTCCCGCGTCGTCGTCCAAGTCGGCTTTCCCGTCGTCGTCGCGGGCGTCCTCCTCTGGTTCATCCTCGGGCGCTTCACCAGCGACATGGGCTCCATTGTCAGCCGCATGGAGGCGAACGCCCGCGCCATCGAGATCTTCAACGGCGTGCAGCAAAGCCAACTGGAAGAGATGAAGAAGCACACCGCCGCCCTCGAAGAGCAGACGCGGATGATGAAGGAATTCCTGCTCCAGAAGAGATACGGCAAGGACACGAACTACGAGGAGGAGACTCGATGAGTTGGCGCATGGCGAAGGCCCTCGGCGCAACTGGGCAGCTGGGCCTCCTCGGAGAGATCAACCGCTCAGCGCCCAACCGCTCGAAGATCTCTGATGGCGGCATCGGGGACGCACGGCACGCCGCCGCGACGAGCGATCACAATCCCTGCAAGTGCTGCCGCGTGGTCACCGCTCGAGACTTCACCCACGATCCCAAGAACGGGTTCGACAGCTACCAATTCGCTGAGTGGCTCCGCGAGCGCGTCCTCGCCGGGGAGCCGCGGGTGAAGTACGTGATCTCCAACCGGCGCATCTACAGTGGGCAAGGCCAGCCGCACCCGGCAGGCCAATGGCGCCCTTACACCGGCAAGAACGCCCACGCGCATCACGTGCACGTCAGCGTTCGCCACGGCGGTCAGAACTATGACGATGATGCGCCGTGGGGCTGGTCCGCAACGACCACGACCCCAACGACGACGAGGACAGCATGAAGCGCCCCGAAGACGAGGCCGAAGAAGTCAACTCAGAGGAAGACGAGGACGAGTGTCCCGACGTGGAGCCGCCCGACGAGCCCACGGAGTGAAAATCATTTCCCTCCCGTGAGCTGGTAGATCGCCAAGCAGACGTACGCGATCAGCGCGATCAGGACGATGTCGGGCATCAGTCGTCGTCCCCCATGATCCGCGGCCCCCCGCTCGTGAAGGGGTTGGTTGCGCTGTCCGGCGAGAACGGGCTCCCGTAGCGTCCAAACCCGTTGTTGATCGAGTCTGGCGAGAACTGCGAGCCGTAGCGCCCGAAGGGATTGGCGACCGAATTCGGGTCGAACGGGTTGCTGTTCAGGTTGCCCAGATACTTGCCATTGGGCGCCTGGAGCCAGAGGCCGCCCGCCAAGACGGGGCCAGCGAGGAGGGTGGAGAGGGTGAGGACGAGGAGTGTTTTCATGGTGCCTAGGACGATACGCCCACTTGAACCGTGTCGTCAAGTGCACACATGCGCCATCGTGGTGCATCTTAGCGCCGGGTGGACTTGCGCTGTGCCAAGACGGTGAAGCAGCGTCCGCAGACGAGGCGGTCCGGTGTCGCGTAGTCGCCCGGCTGCCAGAACTGGCGGTTCGGAGGATGGGGCGGGCACTCGCGGGCCGCGCGACGTTGGACCGCCCGCCGCTCCAGCCGAGAGAGCGCGGAGGACGCCATCTCACTGGAGCGGGAGGCGGGGCCCCTCTGCGTCCTCCATCATCTGCGCCATGAACGCCTGCGCCTTGCCGTTCAGGCGTGCCGCCATCTCAAGGTTCTCTTGGGCCATCGCGCGCGCCTTCTTCAGTTGGCGGATGTGCCAGAGGCTCACTCCCACGGCAGCCAAGTTGGCGACGATGGCGATCCAGAGGAAGATCTGCGTCCCCGTCATCAGTGTCCCTCCCGGATGCGGATGCGGCGCACAATCTCATGGTGCGACGCAAGTGCCTCCTCCTCTGTCCGGTACCGAAGCTGTGTGGTTTCCCCACCGTCCACGGGATCGGTAAAGGACAGCTCGTCACGGAAGCGCATGGCCGGGAACATCGCGGACTCATGCGTCTCCTTGGAGAAGCGCATCGTTTCGAAGATGAGCGGTGGGCCAGCGAACGCGTGATCGAGTCCCAGCCAGACCGTGGAGAGGTAGGAGCCGTCAGGCAGCTCGTCCCACGCGACGCGCTTGTAGTCCACGTCTTGGGCCATGCGCGCCCACACCAGCGTCGGCTCCACGCCGTCCACTGCCGGGATCGGGAAGCCTTGGCGATCGTAGTAAGTCGGACGAGCGGCGATCTGCTTAAGAGCGTCGGCAGTAAACTCGTCCAGCGCGAGCGACAGATCCAGTCTGAATCTTTGCCACCGTGAGGCGTGGAGATCGCACCACGCGAAGAGGGCACCGAAGTCGAGCACTCACGGGGTCTCCGATGGGGTGGGGGGCGTCGGAGTCTCCGGAGGTGCCGCCGGGGGTGGGGTGGCAGGAGACTCCGCGCCGCGTCCGGTCGCCTGATCGGCGGCACGCCGCCGCCGGGCCAAGGTCTCCGCCACTGCCGCAGTGCGGCTCCCCGTGGGCTCGCCCGGCACCGGCGGGAATTCCGCCTCCACGGTGGTCTCACGCTCGCGGATCGCGGTCAGGAGCCCGGAGAGCAAGGTGAGATCCTCCAAGTCGATATCTTCGACGCCACGCCGCTCGAGCTTGTCACAGACCGCAGTCGCAGACACACCTATCTCCGCGAATGCGGCGAGGGCGCGCGTGCGGCTCTCCGAGAGGGTCTTCGCATCGCCTGCGGCCACCTTCTTGGCAGCCTCGAGGAGCGGATTGATGAAGGCGCGGGGAATCACGGCGAAGACGGCATTGCGTCTTGCAATGGAGCACGCGGCGTTCTTCGTCATGGTGATCATGTCGTCCGAGTAGCGTCGCCCGTTCCCATCCACGATGCGGCGCTGGACCTCCATCACGACTGCCGTGTTCGTCTCGAGATCGTGGCAGAACCCCTGCGCCACCACCTCCCGATCGGTCTCCGCGACGATGCGGGCGCCGGCACGGATGTTGCCGTAGGCCACCTGCGCGATCTCCGCCAGCCGCACGCCGGGGCCGTCAATCGTCACCCGCTTGAACGTGCCGTCCGCTTGACGCTGGCGCCGCGGGAGCACGTAGAAGCAGCTCTGCGCCGTCTCCACGTCCAGCCGGATCATGGTGAGGGCTCTGGCCTTGAAATGGGCGAGGGAGCGCGGGAAGCGCCGCGCCGTGACAATCTGCACGTCGAGCTCGCTGCGGGTGATTGCCTCCATCGCGGAGGACGTGATCACCCCCTCGAGCGTGCCCGCGATTACCTGTCGGTCTGCTGTTGCGACTTCTGTATCGCCCATCGCTGAAACTCCTCGTCCCCGATCACCCAGCGCCGGGACCGCTCCCGGTCATGCCATGCCCGCACGCCCCACGCCGCCATGTAGCCGCAGAAGGCGCC